CCATAGGCTACGCATGGGGCGTCCCTCGCAGTCTGTAGCGGGCGTAGTGCTTGCCGTTAGTCGTCTCCCTATGGCACTCAATGTCCATTCCCTCGCGCCTCAAATCGGCTACACGAGCGGCAAGGCGGAAACAGCCAAAGTCTTGCAGGGCGTCAATCGGGGTGAGTGACCGCCCCGATAACAGGGCGGCCTTGATTGCTTCATTCTGCGACATCTAGCGAACTCCCTATGTTTACCTCGTCTATCTCCCAATCCATCGTTGAACAGGCGATAACGCCGCCTTTGACGATCTGCAAGGCAATCTCGGCGGCTTCGTCCTCATCTCTTGCGCCTACGCTGACCGTCTCCTGGACGGTCGCCCATAACACCACGTCAAAATACTTCATGGCAGCAACTCCACTTCTAGCGATTCCTCGGGGTACAGCAGGTCGGCGGCATATTGAAGCGTCTCCCATGTAACGCCGATAGTCGCGTCATGGTTATCCTTGACAAACTCAAGCACCTCTAGTGCTTGGTCGGTGTCAAGGTCGGGGCGAACGTCTTGCACGTCGTCCACGCACCACTCGATGAAGATGCTGTTTTTATTTCCTGCGCCATTTTCAAACGCTTCCAAAGCGTTTCGCAGGGTGAAGGTGTCGATGCTATGGCCGCGCTGTAATTCCTCGTTGATGTATTCCGAGAGATAGGCGGCGAGGTGTTGCGATGCGTTCATTAGTTTTCCCCTGTGGCTTTAGTAATAGCGGCGCGGACAACTGCAACGGGCGAGTCGGGCGCGAGGTTGGCCGTCTGATCGTGCGACCAGACACGGTTAACCATTTGCAAGGCGGCGAGTAAATCAGGAGCGGCGGCGATCAGGCGGGCGTTATTCGCTGCCTCCTCATCAGCGAAACGGTCATCCAAGTAAGCAATCAGAGGCTTAATCAAGCCGCTGCTGCCATAAATCGCGTTGTCAGAGGCTGTCCAAGGGGCGGGGGTGTGCGCGCTCATGCGGCCACCTCGTCGCGGATCGCGTCCAACAGATGCTCGGCGATTTCGTACCAGTTAACGTCAGAGAGAAAGGCTCGGGCGTAATCCATCGCTAAGCCTTCAACCTGCCCGTAACCGCTCACCACCTCTTCGGCGTACTCTTCCAGTTGTTTAGAGAGGCTATACGCGTCGTCGTCACGCACCTCTCGCGGCCACATATCGCGGGCGTCGATGGAGAGAAAGGCACGGGCGTAGCCGTCGATGATTTCAAGGTTGACGCGCCATGTGGCGTAATTCGTCCATCCGTTATATCGGTTTTCGGTTTGCATCGTGGTCTCCTAGTTAGTTGGTCTCATCAGCGGCAGCACTACTGCCGGACGCCTCACGGCGTTTCGACCTGTTAGATGGCAAGGATGGGCGAGCGACGCGCACGGTCATAGACCCATTGCCAGTAGTTTGAATATGGCACGTTACCGCGCAACCCTTCCCCGATGACCAATTCAAACTCGGGCAATACCGTGTCGGAGTCTGAAAAGAACATGAGGCATCCAGCCTTACCCGGAGCCGATGGGCGGCAGTAAAGGTAAAGCGGCTCAAAACGACCGGCTGCGGCGTTGTTCTTTGCAAGTGCCTCCGCTTGATTAGCAGCAAGCGACACAAGCGAACGATATTCGGAATCGGCGTTCACAGTTAGTGTCTCCGTAAATTAATCGTTAGTGATGAAAAAGAGAGCAGCAGTAGCAGCGGCGCAGATACCCGCTGCGAATAGGTAAGGCGCAGCGTAGTCGTCGGCAAAGTAACCCGCTACGGGTGCGATATAGGCTAGGGCGAGAGTTACAGACGATAGGCGAGTCATTGCAGCACCTCACGGGCGACAAGGTAAGCGGTCGGGGTGTTAGCCATTGCAGATGCAATCTGAACGGCGGCACGAGGTGAGCGAGCCACGATCAGGTTGGCGGCTACGTTAGACGTACCGCGAAAGTAGACGCGATAAAGGCGGCTCACGATTGCACCCCTAAAAGGCTGACGATAGCAATCGAAAAACCGGTCAGCGAAATACCAAACGCGATGCAAAGATAAGCAAGAAAGTCGCGAATCATCGTTGATTTCTTTTTACTTCGGGTTCTCATGTGTTAGTCGCTCCTTGTGTTTGTCTGTCAACGATTGCATTACACCATCATCGAATCATCGTGTCAACACAAGTTACATACACAATGTGCCATGTATTTAGGGTTAAGCCATATAGATGACGCTCGAATAGGTGAAAAGAGAAAGAGCGTAAGTGACTAGAAAACTAGGGATAAGGCTGAAAGGTATGCGTTATAGGCTATGACTCTTACTGCCAAAAATTTCATCGAGCGTGAGCAACTGAGATAGGCGAGCCTAAATCGCATACCACGCCTAACCTCTCTCTGTCCCTTCTCTCTCTGTTGCACAAAAACCACAGTCATAACCATGTTGCATAAACGCCACATGTTGCACGCTAACCACATGTTGTAAACAATTCTCGTTCACATAACTACATAAGAATCGTTTGCATCCAGGCTTGTGGTACACGCACAACAATGTGTTGCAGCAAAACAACAGGGGGGGCAGGGCCAGAGCGTGACCGGTCACGATTACGAAGCGTCTACAAAAACTTTTTATTTTTTTTAATTTGTACACACATCATCCGTACATCCTTTACTTACCCCTTTCCCTAATAAACGATTGTTTGGTAACCTTTACTTGCAACGTCTGACCAGATGCGCTGGTAGCGACCGAGAGGAAACTGAAAGCACAATCGTGCTGCATACCTAAGGCACTAAACGTATCCCTAGACGCTTCCGCCTCGGCACACAGTCTCGACGGACGTTCGAGATCGCGGCCTCCCGGCAGGATCATCCTGCACGTTGCGACTTCTGCGCCTTTTTCCTAAAAGCACCGTATACACACACGCGCGCGTATACGTGGGGACTAGGGAAAAGTCGCAAAAGGCGCAAACAACGACTTTCCTTCTCGCCAAACCTTCTGTTACATTCCCCGCATGGCACTACGAATGACGGAGCAAGAGTGGTCGCAGTTTGCTGCCACTGCCTTGGTATGCCGTTCCTGCTTCTGGTCTGCTGAAGTGACGCGTCCGCAAAACAAGATTTGGTGCGCTCACCGTGTCTCTCATGGCTGGGTCACCGATAAACCTCGATGCGACGGGATCACCTTTAAGTACGAGGCAAAGCATGGAGACGTTTAGGTCTATCCCTTTTAAGCCTCGGGAACTAAAAGCCTCTGAAGAGGTTTTGGATAAGATTTACGAGGCTGCCAAACTCGGGCTAAAGGGTGACGCCCTAGCCTTTGCTGCGGACATGCTGCCGATGGAGTACCGTAGGCTCTGCCAGATGGATGGGGCTGCGGCTATCGCGGAGGCTAAAGGTCGTGCTGATAGTGAATTTGAGGCGGCCAACCAGTTGCGCGTGGCGGCTCTTGGTGGCGATAGCAAGGCAGCACTTGCTCTCTTGCAGCACGTGCATGGGTGGGTCGCTAAGACCCAGGTGCAGGTCGATGTTAAATCGCAGATCAGTATCATCGCGGCACTGCAAGAGGCGGAATCCCGCGTTATTCAGGGAAGAGTGGTGTCGGATACACCGCCTGCACTAGATGCTACAATTGACGAAGCCCCGAACCGTTCCAGCGGATCGAGGCTTCTGACCAACCAACCTTCGAGAGAGGCTGATTATGGCTACGAAGATTCTAACGCAAGAACGCCTGAGAGAGTTGCTGCACTATGATCCGGCAACCGGCGTCTTTACATGGCTCAAGCCATGCAGCAGGTTTAGCCAAGTGACCCCCGGCGACCACGCAGGCTGCGTACACGCACGCGGCTATATCCACATCAAGGTAGACGGTTTTGCTTATAAGGCACACCGGCTGGCGTGGCTGTATACGCATGGTCGCTGGCCGGAACCGGCTATAGACCATATCAACCGCATTAAGACCGATAACCGCATCGCCAACCTGCGCGAAGTTGACCAACTTGGCAACATGCAGAACAAAGGGCAGTACCGAAACAACACTAGCGGGTATATTGGCGTCTCCAAGCACTCATCTGGTAAGTGGGCGGCGCAAATTCAGGTCAACCGCAAGAACCGCCATTTAGGACTTTTTGCTACGCCTGAGTTAGCCTCTGACGCTTATCAAACAGCCAAAAGGCAGATGGCCGCCTAATGCAAACGACGATCTACACCGCCGACGAAGAAATGGCGTTGATGTCGCGCCTATGGGCTAAAGACATCGCCAACAATCCCGAAGCGTTTGTGCGATTTGTTTTTCCTTGGGGCAAAAAAGGCACGCCCCTAGAGCATCATGCTGGACCTCGGCGCTGGCAGCGGGACGTTCTGCGTCAGATTAAAGAGCATATTGACGCTAACAACGGGCAGGTGGACTTTCGGGTTATGCGAATGGCCGTGGCGTCAGGTCGCGGTATCGGCAAATCTGCCTTGGTTAGTTGGCTTGTTATCTGGATGCTATCTACCCGCATTGGCGGTAGTGTCATCGTTTCGGCTAACTCTGAAGCGCAGTTGCGCTCGATTACGTGGTCGGAAATTACCAAGTGGCTGGCAATGTCCATGAACAGCCATTGGTTTGAGATTTCTGCTACTCGCGTAACCCCGGCTAAATGGATGTCAGAACTGGTAGAGCGTGACCTGCGAAAAGGCACGCGCTATTGGTCTATTGAAGGCCGGTTGTGGTCAGAAGAGAACCCAGACGCCTACGCGGGTCTGCACAACTCTGATGGCGTCATGCTGATATTCGATGAAAGTTCTGGTATCCCAGACAAGATTTGGGACGTTGCCCAAGGCTTCTTTACTGAGAACACGCCAAACCGTTTCTGGTTTGCGTTTAGCAACCCACGCCGAAACGAGGGCTATTTCTATGAGTGCTTCAACGCGAAAAGGAACTTCTGGACGACGCAAAGCATCGACGCCCGGCAAGTCGAAGACACCGACAAAGCGGTCTACGAGCAAATCATCGAAGAGTACGGCGCGGACTCCCCGCAAGCCCGAATCGAAGTGTATGGACAGTTCCCCGCCGATGGAGACGACCAGTTCATCCCTCC